GGGCCGGAAGACGAGGCGGCGGCAAAGCAGGAGACGAAAGCGGTCAGTCACGTATTCTGGCAAACCAATCCGGGCTTCGAGACGCTTTACACCTGGATCAAAGAGGCTCTTATCCAGCAGAACGCCTATGTCTGGTATGGGTGGGTCGAGAAAGAGCGCGTGTCCATCGAGGAGTACGAAGACCTCACGATTGACGAACTTGTCGGCATTCTTAGCGACTTCGAAGGGGAGGACTATGAACTACAGGAACAATCCGGCTTCACAATCGAAACGGACCCGGAAACGGGCCTTGAGGGAATTGTTCCTGATGGCGAACCGATTAACATCAAGATTCGCTGCCTGAAAAAAGACAAGCGGTTTGAGATTGAGCCGTTCCCGCAAGAGGATTTCTTTTGCACGCCGCGCTGGACCCGTGTTCACCTTGACGGCGTCCCCCTGGCGGCGCGTCGACATCGCGACCAGACCGAGGAAGACCTCAAGGCCATGGGGTTCTCGGAAGACAGCATTGAACGCTTGACAGACAGCGTGACGGACGAAGAAAACACCGACAGCCGCCACCACACGCGCGACCTGGACGAAAGTGAAAGTACGCTCAAGACATACGAGGTATTTGAGACATATGCTCGCATTGATGTGAATGACGACGATGTGCTTGAACTGGTGCGGGTCTGGTGTTCGCAGGACGGCACAGCAATTCTTGAAAAGGACGGTAACGAATACGAGGAAGTTACGGGCATACCCATCGCCGCGTTGACGCCGTATCTGATGCCTCACCGCCACATCGGGCGCTCTGTCACTGAGCAGGTTGACGACATTCAGCGCGTTAACACGGTGCTTCTGCGGCAACTGTTGGACAACACGTATCTGACGAACTACGGGCGTCCGGTCATCACGGGCATTCCAGACGAAAACACATATGACGACTTGATGATGCCGGGGGCGGGTGCTCCGGTGCGCGCTGGTGATGCGCAGATTGACTGGCACACGCCTCCAAGCGTTGCGCCTGCCATCTTGCCGCTTCTGGAAAAGTTTGACGCCATGAAGGAGCAGCGGGTTGGAGCCACGCGCTACAACCAGGGGCTTGATGCGGAAAGCCTGAACAAGACGGCGACAGGCATTAAGCAGATCATGAACGCCTCACAGAAAAAGGCGAAGCTGATCGCTCGAACGATTGCGGAAACGGGCTTGCGGCAACTCTTTCTCGGCATTCACCGCGAATTGCGGTCTGGCCCAATGAAGCAGCTTGTCATGCGCTTGCAAGGGCAGTGGGCTGCGGTTGACCCGCGCACATGGAAGCACCGCACGGATATGGTCGTGAATGTGGGCATGGGGCGCGGAGACCGGGACGAAATCCGCCAAGGGCTGACAATGCTTGGGCAAGTGCAGCGTGAACTTATGGCGTCGGGGTCGCGCCTTGTGGGTGAGCAGCAGATATACAACACGGTCAGCAAGGTGCTTGAGACGTTTGGCTTCCATCAGGTTGACCCGTACATCCAAAATCCAGCCGTTCTTGGCCCACCCCCGCCGCCGCCACCACCCGCGCCTGATCCGATAATGATTTCGGCACAGGCACAGGCACAAAAGTACGCTTCGGACACGCAGATTGACGCGGCGAAGTTGCAGGCGGAAGAACGTGAGCGCGAGCGCAAGCACGCTGAACGCATGATGGAACTGCGGATCAAAATGCTTGCCGAAGAACGTCAGCAAGCCAAGACGGCTTCTGACATTCAGACGGACGAAGAACGCCTTGAACTTGAACAGAACAAGGCAGTGATGGGCGACGACCTGGAGCGGGATAAGCTGGATAAGCAATCAGCCCCGCCTATGAGTTATGAGCAAATCAGAGAGAATTAAGTCGCTTCTGAGCGACAGCGATTTCCTTGACGTGGTGGCCGATACACGGGCCGCGTTGACGAAAAAGGTCATGTCCAAGGGAACGGCGGAAGAAGACCGCCTTGAGGCATTGGCCGAGTACCACGCGCTGGACACCCTTCTCGGCAAAATGAGAAGCCATGCGCAGAATGCGAAGGATGAGCAGTAATGCAGGAAAATACAGGCGCTTTTAGCGTTGAAGACGCAGCACAAGGACTTTTGCACAAGGAGCCGGAAGGCCAACCTGAAGCGGAAGAAGTGGCTGACGTTACTGAAACCGAGGAAGTGGAAGCGGAAGCTGAAGCCGAGACCGAGGAACCCGTCAAGGAAGAAGATGGGCAAGCCGAGGAAATCGAGGCGGATAGCGACACCGAAGAAGCTGACGAGGTGGAGGAAACCGAAGACGACGATGAGGATCCGGTAATCGCTCTAAGCGACGGGTCCGAGGTCAAGTTTTCGGAGTTGCAGAGCGGGTACATGCGTCAGAAGGACTACACCCAGAAGACCATGGCCTTGTCCGAGGAGCGCAAGACGTTCGAGGCAGAACGTCAGCAAGTCACGGACTACATGAAGCAACAATACGCGCAGTTGGAAGATCAACTGGCAACCTACGCAATCGAGCAGGTACCGGAGCCTGATTGGGAAAACCTGAAACCGGAGGACTATCCGAAGGCTCGCGCCAACTATGACAAGGCAATGAAGCGCCGCCAGGAGGCAGCACAAGCCTATCAGCAGTTGAAGCAACAACAGCACATGCAAACGCTGGAGCGGGAAAGGGACGCCATGTATCAGGCGTTCCCCGACTGGCGTGACCCTGCTGTGTTCCAGAAAGAGGTGTCAGAAATGGTGTCTCTTGCTGGTGAGTACGGATTTTCTCAGGAAGAAATGGCAGCTATCACGGATCACCGCATGTTCCGCGTCCTTAATGAGTTGAAGACCCTGAAGGGTCGTCAGGCTCAACAAAAGGCAAGCGCGGCAAAAGTGGCGAAACGTGTAGCGAAAACCCAGAAGAAACCGGCACCGAATACGAAGCCTGCGAAGGACCAGTCGGCTAACAAGGCGCGTCGTCAGAAAATGGACCGCTTAAAGAAGACGCATTCGCTGCAAGACGCAGCGGCGGCGATCATCATGGAACAATAGGCGGTCTGCAACTTCTTTTGATGGAGCAGCCAAATGGCACAACCGACCAACACCTTTGACAGCTATGATGCTGTCGGCATTCGTGAAGACCTCACGGATGTAATCCACAACGTCGATCCGTTTGATACGCCGTTCTATAGTTCGGCAGCGAAAACGAAGGCGTCCAACACGTACCACGAATGGCAGACTGACAGCCTGCGGGCATCGGCGTCAAACGCGCACATTGAAGGCGACGACACCACCGCTGAATCGCGTTCGGCAACGACCCGTCTGGGCAACTATACCCAAATCTTCAAGAACGCGGTTGTCATTCCCGACACCGATTCCGGTCTTGATAAGGCGGGCCGCGCTGGTGAAATGGCCTATCAGATCATGAAGGTCGCCAAGGAGCAGAAACTCGACATCGAGAAGGCGCTTCTGGACAGCAACGCGCGGGTTGCGGGCAACTCAACCACGGCGCGCGAAATGGCCGGTCTCCCGGCTTGGCTCTACACCAACACCGTCTTCGGTGCGAACGAAGGTGCAGACCCGACCGGCGACGGTTCGAACACGCGGACTGACGAGGTTACAGCGATCACGGCGTTTTCGTCCTCGAAGTTCGATACCGTGATGCAGTCGATCTGGGAAAACTCTGGGTCGGGTCGCAACTATACCTGCCTTCTGAGTGCGTTCCAGATGAACGTGGTTCTTGGGTTCACTGGTAACAACAACCAGCGCGCGACCATTCCCGCCGGGGAAAACAAGGTCGTCAACGTGGTTGATGTGTACGTGACGCCTTGGGGCACCGTTGACTTCGTGATGAGCCGCGAAAACCGCTCGCGCGATGTGTTTATCCTGAACATGGACTACTTCAAGGTTCCTGTTCTGCGTGGCACTCGCAACACGGAACTGGCGAAAACCGGCGACAGCACGAAGCGCCAGGTTATCACGGAACTGACGCTTGAAAGCTGCAACGAAGCGGCTTCCGGCGGTGTCTTCGATAACACGACGAGTTAATAAGGAGGGGGCGGCTTTCGGGTCGCCCCATTCACACCATGCGCAAAGAAAAGATATTCGCGGATGATGGCAAAATCATCCGGCAGAAAACAACTGACCCGACGCCCGTTATTGAAAGCGCCAAGGCGTTGCGGTCAAACGACAAGACCACGGCATTCGGCGGCAGGGATAGCTGGCATGTCGGCAGGATCGACGCCCACGTGCTTGAGATGTGGGTAAAGGAAGCGGGATTGCGGTTTGATGATCGGGAAGCGGTTGCGGACCTTATCAAGCGTAAGCTTCTGGACGGCGACAATGCAGCATTCCGCGTACATGAGGGAACTTGGTAAATGGATTTCGGCACGCTCAAGACACGGATAGAGGCCATCATAGGCCGCGCACCGGCTGACGTGTGCTATGAACTGGTCACGGCAGACATCAACCACGAATTGCGCCTGTCGTGCATGGAAAAGACGACCACATTGACAGAAGCGGCAAGCATTGCCTTGCCTGCTGACTTCCTGCAAGTGGTGACGGTGTATCGGGACACGGACCCGCGCCATGCGCTTGCCCCGACTTCTGCGCAGAACATTCACCGTACTTACATGCAATCCGGCATCCCGGCGGAATACGCGATTGTCGATGACAGTGGCACAAAGGCGATGTTGCTGAACCCAACGCCAAGCGGGTCGGAAAGCATTGAGTTGCGCTATTATGCCAAGTTCGAAGACCTATCGGCAGATGGCGACACAAACGACATCTTGACGAATTATCCCGGCGTGTACGTGTACGGGGCGCTGACGCATCACGCGATGCTGATCCGCGACATGAACGCGCTGGACGGGTGGTCGCGAGCATATGGCAAGGAGATGGGCCGCGCCAAGCAAGACGACATCAGCAACAAGTACGGCGGCGGGCCGCTGACAGTGAAGGCGCGGGCGACAGCATGAGCATGGAGTTCAAGTTCGGGCAATGGTTGCCCGAGCAGACGGACTACAAGAACCCCGGCTTGGAAGTGGCAAAAAACTGCACGCCAAGCCCGAATGGGTACAACCCGGTCTATGCGTGTTCGGGGACTGGCTCGACCGTCATCGGGACAATCATCGGCGCGCGTTCGTTCGACCGCAAAGACGGCACTATCGTTATTTGCATTGCCACGACAAGCGACCTCTATGTGAGTGTCGGGGGTGCAACGCCTATCGCATCAAGCCTGTCTCTCAGCCTCACAGCAGGCACGGACAGGGTGACGTTCGAGCAATACGATACGGAGGTATTCGCGACCACGAAGGGCGGGGACACTTGGTATCTGACTGATATTGAAAGCGACACGTCCTTTTCGGCGGCGGCGGCTATCCCGCAGGCGAACGCAATGGCGCGCGTGCAGGACTTTCTCGTGGTCGGGGATTACAATGACGGGTCGGATCGACCATTCAACCTTGCGTGGTCGCCGTTCAATAACCCGACCGGAACATGGGGGTCTGACATTGCGACCCAGACGGACTTTCAGCCGCTGGACGCGCAACAAGGGCCGGTGACGGCTATTTCTGGCGGATCGTTTGGGTTCGTGTTCCAGGAATTTGGTATTAGCCGGATGACCTATATCGGCGGGTCTGCGGTGTTCGGGATTGACCTGTACGAGAAAAACCGTGGTTGTGTTGCGCCGCTCAGTGTGGCGCGTGTTGGTGATACGGCTTACTTTCTAAGCTATGACGGGTTCTTTCGGACAGATGGCGCGTCGGTGCAGAGCATCAGCCGGGGGCGCGTCTGGGAGTGGTTCCTCGGCAATGTTGACCAATCTTACCTGAAGGACATCACGGCGGCTATTGATTGGGAAAAGCGGTGCGTGGTCTGGTATTGCGTGCAGCCATCAACGGGGTCTCTGACCTACAATCGGCGGCTTTACTATAATTGGGAAACGGACGGCTGGACATACGTTGACGAAACGGCGGGATGGGGTGTCAGGACAAACCGAAGCGCGGGAACGTCTGTGGATGCTCTCACGGGCAACGTGGATACGGACTTTCCGGTCAGCTTCGATTCCGAGATTTACCGCGCGTCAGGATCGACCTTGGGCATGTGGGGTGGCGGTGAGTTGTGTGCGTCTACAGGGGCCGCACTATCGGCAACTTTCCAGACGGGCAGTTTTCAGCCCGTGACCGGGCAGAGAAGTTTTATCTCGGGCGTCACGCCACTCATCGCAAACGCCTCGGAAAACACGCGGGTTAGCATAGGCACGCGCGAGGGAATGACGCCTGGTTTCGTAACATCGCCAAGCGTTGCGATTGGGGCGATAGGATATGCGCCGCAGAACGTGGACGGGCGATATTTCCGGGTGAATGTCGAAATTCCGGCTGATACGGATTGGTCGGATGCATACGGGTTCCAGGTCGATGCTGTGCCGAGTGGGGTTTACTGATGGATCAGTTGCGCGTCAGGACGCAAGACCAGAATGTTAGCGTTCGGCCTGTTCCTATCACGCATCTTCGCGTCAACGCGACGACAGAAGGCGGTGCCGACACATTGTTGACGGTGCGGGATAGGGTGGCGCTGAAGATACAGCAGTTGGCGGTTGTGAACACGACCGGGACGGCTGCGACACTAACTTTGCATTCCATCCCATCTGGAGGGTCTATTGGTTTGGGTAACGCTGAAATCGTTGGTGTTAGCATTCCCGCCAACACAACAGCAGACCTGACTGACTATATCGGGCAGTTTTATGAGGCCGGAACCGTTTTGCGGGCGTATTCAGGGACAGCGGACGCGCTAGTGGTGCATGGATGGGCAGAAGAAATCCTTTGACGCCGGTTCCGATCCCATCGGCCAGCGCGAAATGGTGGAAAGACAAGCTGGATTGGCACTTTCGATCATTTTGCAGGCGCGGTGACCTCGATCCAGAGGACTTGTGGGACGATGTGGAGGCCAAGCGGCGGCAACTCTGGGTCGCAATGGATGGCGACAAGGTAAAGGTGGCACTTTTGAGCGGCGTTTGCAGCGACAAGTTGCAGACATTCGAGATAACGCACGCGGCTGGCGAGGATCGGCACCTTTGGTTGCCGATGTTCGGCTATCTTGAGGCGTATGCGCAGCAAATCGGGTGCAAGGCGGTGAAAATCGTATGTCGGGCCGGTTATGAGCGGGAATTTAAGAAAATGGGACTGAGCAAAACCCATATCGTCATGGAAAAGAGGCTGTAATGGGCAGTTCAAGCACAACGAC